GCCATCGCGATTGAGGATGGTGATGCGTAACTTCTTCCACCTTCCATCGCGCTTGCTTTCCTTAGCCATCAGCATCCTCGCATTGGCAACTACCACCGTACAGGCTAGGGCATGCCGCGTCATCGTGAGCCATCAATGCCATCCCTTACGCTTGAAGTGTTTGAGTGCTGCACAGGCTGTGCCGTATCTGTGCTGTATGTACTTCACACCCCATTCTATCTGTTGATATGGATTAGCCGTGGCTAACCATTGGCTTCTCCCTTGTGGTATTCCGAAGTGCGAACCATTACGCGCTGAGGGTCTCCAGTTACTCTCACGCTCATACAGTTCAAGTATGCACTCAAACTGATCCCAGTCTTTGAGTTGATTGTATGCGTGCAGCTTGTAATTCATTGGGTCTTTGGCTGGTCGCGCATGCGACATATCTAAACTCAGCAAAGATAGACATAAGGCTAAGGGCAAACTTAGCAATAGCCTGCCCCAATGCTGTGAGCCTTGTGCCGGGCCGTCTAAAGTGCCCGGACTGGCACTCAGCATAGCAAGCGAGTCAAGTTTCATGAGCGTAGCCTTCCTGATAATCTCAATATATGGACAGTGATATTGGTCACATCGGTAAACTGTAACGGCCGTAATCGAGAAGCCTGAGATCACCTTCCCTATCTAACAGCTGCCAGTCGCAGTAGATGACCCCAAACTGGTCATCGATAAGACCCCGGACCAAAGCATCGTCTAGGTCTCCGCATGTGTATAGGTCGAACCTCAACTCTGCCGGGTTCTTCTCATCCCAGATATGGAATGCAATATGGCTGGTCTCAATGAGGATGGCCGCAGTCATGCCTCGGTTGCCCTCAGCCTTGACGTACTTGGCTACTGGCTCGATGATCCGCTTCATGCGTATCTGGTCCACCAAGTCAATCAGGAATCGCTCGGCCTCAGCCTCTTGAAAGATAGCCCGGTCGATAAATGCATTGATGAGTAAATGCTTGTGCTGAATCATGCTGCCACATCCTTTGGATAACATCGTTCACATAGTTCCCTGCTGTACACATAGACCCCACACATGAGACAACGGCTCACGCGCTTATCGTCTGCCATACCCACTCGCTTTCAGTAAATAGACCAGATCAACCAACCGAATCACACCAACCCAATCATCCATGGATGCCTCACCTTGCCCATTGAGCCTCATAATGGCCACTCCCATTCCGGTTTCTTTGGCTCTGGCTCTAAGTTGTGCCATAGCAGAAGCAGGATCAAATCCTCGTCTCGCCTTGACCTCAATATCCAGACCCTCAATGCCCAGTATGTCGCTACCACTAGCAGCCATGGACGTAACGTGTGCCCCTTCAAAGCCATGGCGAAGTAGATATTGCGCCACAAGTTTTTCAGTTTCACGTCCTCGCTCCCTTCTGCTCATCCGAATCTTTTCTCCTCCCAGCATGGCTCACAGCCCCAGAAATAATCGCTGGGATCTGTTTCGCTACACATAACCTTCACAGCTGCATAACTAGCAACCTTGGTCTTGCACCAGTCGCATTCGACCGGTGATCCATTCAAACGGCTCGAAGCAAGTCCGACCATCTGTTCATCCCAGAAATCAGCCATTGGCTTTGCCCTCGAATACCCAAGTGCCATTGACCCAATTGCCCCACTTGGCCGGACATTGCTCGGACTTTGACTTAGCACCACAGACATAGCCCATATACGGCTTGCCAGTTTTGCCAGTTCCTTCTTTTCTAAGCATCTGGCCATGTACGCATGTGAAGCCCTCCACCGTTGCCCCGAGCGATTTCTGCAAGTCGGCAATAAAGGTGTCGTTCTCGTCAAACGCCTTGTGCTCAACGTCATCCCACACCACGGTTACCGGCTCATTGGCTACTGGCTTTTCCTCAGGCTTCCATGGATGTTCTACTTTGTGCCCTACATCACCTCGGGCTACCTTTGCCATCTCCTCACGCGAGGCTCGCTTACCCTTGGCTGCATAGCCTGCGTTGGCTAAGGCGCGACCGATAGCAGACGTTTCTGCGTTCTCAAGAGCCGAAGTAGAATTGACCCCTCGATCCGTAACAACCTCCTCAGCAAGGCCGGTCGCAAACGGATGCGCATCTGTGTCCACTCGATACAGTCGAGCAGCGACAATAAAGCGATTACCTTCGTGTGCCAGTAACTCCGTCTCAATCCGCCCCGGCGGATAATCGTTCCAAAACTTTGCCAGACGATCCTCAACTGGCTCATAATTGTCCAAGTTCCATGCCATCTAACTGCTCCTTTCCGAGCGCGTAGTCCAACTGTTGCCGGAATGTCCACACAGACCCATCGTGCCAAACTTGTGCGAAATTGGCGCACTCTTGGCAGTAGTGGCGTGTCCTTCCTTTGTGCTTTTGTGTCTCAGAGACCACCTGCCATACGGCCGGGGTCTGTTGTCGTAGGTGACCCTTAGGGTATGCGAGTCGGCAGACATCGCACCAGATTGACTTCGTTTGCAGCTTCCTAATAGGCATCGAACTCGGTGGGGTCGGTGGTGGACAACTGTGCCGCAAGGGCCAGATAAGCGACTCCATCCGTATAACCGTCTCTACCACGGTGACCCGGCGTTTCCGCAATCCGGCTGACCTTGACCAAAGCCATGCATATTGCGACCTGATCCGGCGTGATTGGTATATCCAGATAAGCAGACCATAACTTTGAGATTCTAAGGTGATTCGTCCATGGATGCCCATAGACCGATCCTCTTTGACCTCGAATATCATCGGCTTCTTTCAGTATTTCGTGCGCTGTAATCGTTTTGGGCGAGTCGCTTTCCATCCTTGAATCCTTTCCAGTACCAGTTCTCAGTTAGGGCTGTGTAGAGCAATCCCAAGACTGGGATGGCTATGAGTGCAATGATGTAATAGATGGCTAATGGGTCAAACCCGATAGCGGTCATTGATTCCTTTCCTGTCCGTGTCTCGGACTAGGCAAAGGCTACGCCTTACCGGTGCTGGCTACTGGGGTGTGTTGATAACGATTTCATAACGAAATCTGAGGCGGCATCCCAATCGTCAATATGATCGTCAATAGTCCGGACGATGGTCACTATGGTCTCAACCATAGACCTTGCCCTCAACTATGAAACTGCCGTCCTTTTCGATAGGCACAAAGACCGGGGTAACCTTGCCCTTGGATTCATAGATCAGGCCAAAGCCTTGCTGCCAATTGCCTGCCCCACCTTTGAGATACTTAGCATCTTTGAAATTCATCAGATTGCCGACCTCAAAGCCCCACAGAATACCCCCTAAAACGCCCCCAGAAGCCATTGTAAGCCCCGAAAGTCCTGCCCTATGGGTATGACCACAGACAACCGATTTTCCATGCCTTAGAGCCAATCCTAGGGCTGTTTGACCACCCTTCTGGGAGACTGCGCCCTCGTCACCATGGAGCACGATCCAATTCTTTGCTATGGGCATGGGGTCGCGCCAGAACTTGATGCCTAGGTCGGGCAGCCCCAACCAGTTCTCGAACTGCAATTCTGGCAAAGCCGCTAAGGCTGGAAGTCTGGTCTTGATGGAGTTATACAGCCGGTCGGTGTGATTGCTTCTGACCATGTCGGTCACTCGTAGATCGAATAGTACTTCCTGAGTAATCCTGCGGTCTCGATCGAGTGTGCCAGCGAATTCCCCTGCCAAGCCACGCTCCCATCTGGAGAGTTGAGGCAGATCAATCTCATCGCCAACAGTTGCGACTCGGTCTGGCTTCCATCGTTTGATGAAGGCTGCAACGTTTCGGACGGCTTTGGAGTCATGATAGGGAACTTGTAGATCGCTGATAACTACTGTGCGCCTAATCGTCTTCTTCTTCCTCGTCATCATCCAACTCGTCAGGCCGAGGGGCTACCCATTCAGGCAATCGCTGATCCACTAGCCAGCCCTGAATGGTCGCATCGTCAAAGCCTGCTCGCCTCATGGACTCGGCAATCTCATAGAGACTGATGGCCCATGCATCGAGTTTGGTGATTTCCTTGGTGCGCTTAGCGGCTCGTTCTTTTGCTCTTAGGCTTGCGAGTTTTTGTGCCTTGGTCTTTCGCTTTGCCACGCCGCGCACCTCCTTGGGTCATAAGTGTCGCATAAATCTCTGACTGTCTAGCGGTCAAAACGCCGATCTCTATCTCTAATTTGTCCATCCGAGCGAACATCTGATTGCCAAGTTCCAGCACAAACTGGTGAACCGTCCATCTCAACGCGGCTACAAACGCACCAGCGATCGCGATCAGACCAGCAATCAGTCCGACCCATTCTTCCGGGCTCACTTCTTATAGGGCTTGGCGTATCCAAACAGCCCAGACAACACGGCCCAGAGGATTGCCCGGTAGTCCAACTCAAAGTTGGTAGCGGCCCATGCTGCGAGGAATGCACCGGCAGCAAGCACAATCGGGTGTTTGAGTGAATCAGGCATCGCTTCCTCCTAGTAGTGGCACGTTGAACCTACGGCCGTCTTGGTCACCCTTCTTGGTGAAACTTATGTGTATGTGATGGTCATGAGGATTTCCAGAAAACCTTCTCCATCGTAGGCCACTCCGTCTAGATGCAATCTGCCCCTTGTGGATGATGTAGGAGATACGCCGGTCACGTTTTGCAGCAAGTCGAAGTTGATCTGCCAGATACCACGACTCGTCACGAAATCCCAAGTCAGCATCAACATCGATGGCACGAACCCATCCCTCAGCATCCGGGTTGTGGTCAGACT